GGTTGGACACCTGAACAGGTAGATAACTTGCCCGCTAGTACGGCAGATTGGTTAATAGCAATTGCTAGAACCGTTGATGAGGTGAAAACAGAAGGGTTAAGAGATGGCTGAAATTGTTATCAAAAACCTTAAAGATGTTCTTGCCGCGATTGATGGAGCGGCTGAAAAGATTGAACAGGGCGCGCAATTAGGAATTATGCGTGTTGGCCTTGCAGTTGAACGCCAAGCAAAATTAAACTTTCAAGGCACACGCAGTTATGAAAAGCGCACAAGCAAAAATGGCAGACCCTATTTGAAAATTACTCCACCAAAACATGTTGGTGGATCAGGGCCTAACACAGTTACAGGTAATCTAAAAAGATCTATTAAAACTACTTACCGTGTTGGGTTAGGTGTTTACACGGCTGAAGTTGGGCCAACAATGATTTATGCGCGCCAGGTAGAAAAGGGCGGTGGAAAATGGCCTGCGGGGGTAAAATACCCTTACTTAGAACCTGCGGCTTTATCGCTATTGCGTAGCGGCAAAATCAACAGGATCTTTACAACTGCTATTAGAGAAAAATTGGGGAGTTAATTATGGCTGATTTAATTCCCCCAATGCTAATTAAATTACAAGCAGATGTACAAGATCTAAAAGTAGGTTTGGCTCAAGCAGAAAGCGCTATTAAAGGCGTAGATAATTCTGTAAAAACAGCATCTACTGGCATGTCAAATTTTGCAACAAAAATTAAACAAATTGGCGCATCAATGGGTATTGCTTTTGCGGGTACTCAAGTTTTGCAATTTGGTAGAGATGTTATCCAACAGGCAATGGAAGCAGAAGCACAACAACAGCGTTTGTATCAATTGATGAAGGTTGGTACTGGTGCAACTGATGAACAAGTAGCCGCGCTTAATGCGCAGGCTGATGCGTTAGAAAAATTAGGCGTTGTAACAGGCGGAAACATTACCCAAACGCAATCACAGTTGGCAACATTTAATTTGCAGGCTGACACAATTGAAAGATTAACACCTGCCATTCTTGATTATGTCACCGCTGAAAAGGGCGCTAACGCAAGCGCAGATGAATTTAAGCAGATGACAAATGGATTGGCACAAGCGCTTAACGGCAACTTTGGATCTCTTACAAGAGTTGGCTTTGTGCTTGATGATCACACCAAGAAACTTATTTCATCAGGTACAGAAGCAGAAAAATCTGCGGCAATTGTTGATGTTTTGAATTCTACCTACAAAGGTTTTAATGCGGAATTAAGAAACACCCCTGAAGGTCAAATGCAAGGGCTTAGAAATGATTTTGATAAATTAAAAGAAGATTTAGGTAAAGCATTACTACCTGCTTTGCGTACAGTTATGGGTTTTATGACTGGCACTTTATTTCCTGCATTAAGATCATTTGGCAAACTTATTAAAGATAATGCAGACGCTATAAAAATGTACGCAATTATTTTAGGTTTTTTGACAACTGCCTTTTACACTTACAGAGCGGCGCTTGTCACAGTAAGAGTTGCTAAACAATTGTATGTTGTTGTTCTGACTCTTATGAAAGGTGCAACTCTTGCTTCAATTGCTTCTACTAATGGTTTAGCCGCTTCAATGCTTGCCCTTAATGCGGCTATGAGAGCAAACCCAATTGGACTAATAGTTACGGCCTTAGCCCTTGTTGGTGTAGCGTTTGCTATTGCATGGAAAAAGAGTGAAACATTTAGAGGCATTGTAATTAAAGTTGTTCAAGGTATCTTAAAATGGGTAGAACTATTGCTTATGGCGTGGGGTAAGTTTTTCTCATTGCTAGGCAAAATTCCTGGTATGGGTTGGGCTAAAAAAATTGGTGACGGCCTTGATGGAATTTCAAAAAAGATAAACACAGCAAGCAAAAATTTAAATGACTTAAAATCAAATTTCAAGGGCATGGGCAATGTGTCTATGACAACAGGAACGGCTGGTGTAACAGGCGGAGCAACTACTTCTCCTACTAATACTACTGGTGGCGGCCTTGATGAAAAACAAAAAAACAAACTTAAAGATCTTAAAAAAGATGTAACTAAGATTTACAAGGACATGAATGAGGCTATTGCTGACGCGCAAGAAAAAGCGCAAGAAACATTAGACAGACGCAATGAAATCATGCTTAAAGCGCATAAAGATTATGACAAAAAAGTTGAAGATCTAAAAAAGCGTAACAAAGAAGTTCTTGATGAAGCCCAAAAGCGTTTTGATGATGCAGAGGCAGAGGCCTTAGACCGTAAAGGTAAGGCTGAAGAACAAGCCAAAAAGCGTTTTGCAGAACTTGAGTTAAGCATTGACAAAGAACTTGCTGATAGAAAAGCAAATCTTCTCAAGGCTAACAATGCCAAACTTGATGACATACGCAAAAAAGCGGCGGATAAAACCGCTGACTTGACTAAAGCGGCGGGTGAAAAACAAGCAAACATTGTTCAACAGTCAATGGAGCGTTTAAGTAAAGCATTTGCATCTAAGACTGGTTTTGATTTAGCAGAAGCGTTTAAGGGTGGGGCAGATAGTGCTGAGAAACTTCTTGCTGACCTTAAAACAAAACTAGCCGCGGCTAAAGAATTACAAGCCAACGCCGCAAAACTTGCTGGTATGGGTTACAGCCAAACTTTTATTGAGGAAGTTGTTAAGCAAGGCCCTGAAGCGGGTAACAAAATTGCTGAAGCACTTAAAGCCGCATCACCTGATGCAACAAAAGAATTACAATCTTTGTATGGTCAAGTAGCAACTGTTTCTGAAACTGGTTTAGATACTCTTGCGCAGACAATGAACGCAGGCGGAAAACTTGCTACTTCTGAATTGATGGAGGCTTACAAGCAAGTATCTGTGGATCTTAAAGAGTCATTAGCCACGGTTAATACTGAAATGAATGAGGCATTGGCAGAGGCTAATGCGGCATACAGTGAAGCGGTTACAGAGGCGGAGACAGTTCGCAAAGAAAAATTGGCTGAAGCCAATAAGGATCTTACAGAGGCTTTGGCTAATGCTAAGACTGCCTATAATGAGGCAATTGCAGATGCTAATAAAGCGCTTACAGAGGCTAGAGCGCGCGCACAAAAAGATCTTGATGAAGGACTTGCAGAAGCGGCTGAAACCCTGCAAGAAGCGCTCCTAGAGGCTCAAAAGGACTATGAAAAGGCTATTGATGAAATCAATAAGTCCACCATGAAAAAACTTCAGGATCTTCAAGATAAGTTGAAAGAAGTTGCCGCGGCTATGAAGTCATTAAGTTCATCATCTGCGGCCAGTGCTATTAGCAATGCCCCTAAGTACACACCAATTATTGCTACAACTGCCCCTGGTAGCAGTAGCGCAGGAACGCCAACAGTTGTAACTAATTACAACACATCTGTTACTGGCGTTAATTTGACCGATCCTTACAGCACTACTAATCAAGTTGTTAATGCTATTAAATTTGGGAATGTAATTGTTCCTACCGCCCCTACCGCTTTGGCCGCTGGTGAAAGTGGTGCTATTGGCGCGGCTTCTATTAAAGCGCGTTCTTATACTTTGCCTTCTACATTAGAAAATAGTTACAAAGGCAGAGTTGGTAGATAATGACAACATTAAGTCAAGTTTATTCTTTTGCTTTTAAAAATCAAGTCTTTGGCGGCGCTGGTTCTCCTTATCAAATTCTTAGCGTTGATGGCCTTGAGTCTTTGCCTGGTATCCGTAATCAAGATGATAACCGCGGATACCATGATGGCATGTTTACAGGCCGTGACTTTCTAAGCGGCAGAAGCATCTCAATTATTTTTAATACTTTTGGTGATACTAACGGTTCTGCACAAACAAATTACAACACAATTCAAAGTATTCTTTTGCCGCAAACATCAGGCACAACACCTTTGTTTTTTAAGTTTCCTAACATTCCTACAAGTGAGCAATTTGTTGATGCTCGCGTACGCTCTTTGCGTACAACAGTAGATCCCAATTACACATACGGATACATTACATCTCAGGTTGAATTCTTTTGTCCTGATCCAAATTATTACAATAGCAACTTGCAAACTGCCAACATGCTTATTAGCGCGGCTCTAGGGCGCACATACAACAGAACATTTAATTACACATACGGCGGCGGTTCTTCTACGGTTACAACAACAATTCAAAACATTGGTTGGGCTATTACCTACCCAACAATTACTATTCAAGGGCCAATTACAAACCCGATTATTGGTAACACAACTACTGGCAATACGCTCAATTTTACAGGCACATACACTGCGCTAGATACTTTAGAAATTGATCTTTACAATCAATTGATTACACTTAATGGAAATCCTGCGCGTAATCTTTTAATTTCAGGCACATGGTTTGACGCGCCACCTGGCAATTCAAATTTCTTTTTTACTGGTTCAGGTACTTTGGCAGGAACTACTCAGGCTACCGTTTCTTGGTATTCTGCGTACATCTAAGGGAGAATAAATGACACTACAAACGCCTCCATCATGGCTACAAGCAGGCTCATACCCTGCTCAGTATGACCGTTTAACAGCACAAGCATTATGGGCTACTACTGGAATAATTGGTAGTTCTTCATTGGCTGTTACCGCTAACTCTCCTGCGGGTATGTCAGTGCGCGTTGCTTCAGGGTGGGCCGCAATTGTTGGTACAACTACAACAAACATGGGCGTGTACACAATTTTTAATGATGCGCAAGACACGCTAACAATTACAACCGCAGACCCTACAAATCCGCGTATTGATCTTGTATGCGCAACAGTGCGTGATGCTTTTTATTCAGGTGCTAACAATGATGTAATTTTTCAAGTAATTGCAGGAACTCCTGCGGGATCTCCTGTTGCACCTTCACTTCCTGCCAATTCAATTTCTTTGGCTACGGTTGCAGTAGGCGCGGCTGTTACGCAAATCAATACAGGTGACATTACAGATACCCGCGTAAATGTAACAACAAACATTCCTGAAACTGGTGACATTTCTAGCGTCACAGCGGGCGCAGGTTTAACAGGTGGTGGCTCAAGTGGCGCGGTTACTTTGGCGGCTAGTGTTGCTACAAATGCGCAAGTAGGAACTACTTATACATTGGCTTTGTCTGACAATGGGAAACTTGTAACGCTTGCTAACGCTTCTGCGGTTGCTGTTACAATTCCTCTTAATAGTTCCGTTGCATTACCAGTAGGCGCTGTTATTATGATGGCGGCTTTTGGAGCAGGGGCAGTAACCGTTTCAGGAGCAGGAGGCGTAACCGTGGTTTCAAATGGAGCGACACCTGCAAGCCCTGTAATACGCACTCAGTATTCATCTGTTGGTGCAATTCAAACTTCTGCAAACAATTGGTTAGTAGTAGGAGATCTAATCTAATGTCAATAGTTTCTATTATTTCTAGTTCAAGCGGTATGTCTCCTGGCGCTCCTACTATTGGAACTGCAACGGCTGGTACTGCTTCTGCAACTGTTACTTATACAGTGCCCGCTTATACAGGAAAAGGAGCGGGTGCAGTTACTTATACTGCTACATCTTCGCCAGGAGGATTTACTGGAACAGGCGCAAGTCCTATTACAGTTTCAGGTTTATCAAATGGAACTGCTTACACATTTACAGTTAAAGCAACTACATCTTATGGGGTTACTGGGCCTTCTTCCGCGGCTTCAAACAGCGTAACTCCTGTTGCTAAACCTGTTGTTACTGGCGGAACACTGACATCTGATGCAACTTATTATTACAGAACATTTACATCAAATGGAACATTAGGCGTTACTGCTGCCACTTTGACAGCAGATGTTTCGATAATTGCAGGCGGTGGCAGTGGTGGTAGTTCACAAGATTATTTATGTTGCGGTTATAGAGTTGTAAACATTGGCGGAGGTGGCGGTGCAGGTGGACTTGTTTATTCAACATCTCAATCATTAACTGTTGCTAATTACACCGTGACAATTGGTGCTGGCGGTGGCAATAACACATTATTTACTGGACAAACTACTGCGATAGGTGGCGGTTATGGAGCAAGCAACTGCGCTGGTGGTGCTGGAGGTAGCGGCGGTGGAGGCGGTAATTTTACAATTACAGGTTTTCCTCCTTCTGTAAGTACCACTAACGGTGGTAATGGAACTGCGGGGCAAGGCAATAACGGTGGCAAGTCTTGGACAAATAGAACTGATGCAAAAGGTGGCGGCGGTGGTGGTGCTAGTGCAGTAGGACAAGACGCTGGTTCAGGAAACGCTGGAAATGGCGGAAATGGCTCAGCCGTATTTTTATCTACCTACGCAGGTGGTGGCGGTGGTGGTAACTACAATGGTGGCGGCGGAAGCGCTGGTTCAGGCGGCGGTGGTGCAGGCGGTGCTAATAGTTCAGCAGGTTCAGCAGGTACAGCAAACACTGGCGGAGGCGGTGGTGGTTCAGGTAGACCCGCTACACAAAATACTGGATTAACTGGTGGCGCTGGTGGTAGCGGAGTTGTAATTGTCAGATACACGAAAGTTCAGGTAGATTAAATGGCACATTGGGCAGAAATAGATAAGAACAATGTAGTTTTAAGAGTTCTTGTTGGTTCTAATGATGAACTTGATGAAGGTTATCAATGGTTAATTGACAATCTAGGTGGCCGTTGGATAAAAACTTCATTTAATACATGGGCTAACACTCATTTGCAAGGTGGTACACCCTTGCGCAAAAATTTTGCAAGCCCAGGTTTTACTTATGATGAAAGATTAGACGCTTTTATTCCGCCTCAACCTGCACAAAAAGAAACACGCTTAGGAAAACCAATTGTTTATGATTTAGATGAAGATACTTGCCAATGGCTAAGAAGGGTAATAGAGTCATAGCCTAAAGAAAGAAGGCAACCGATAATGAATAAAATTATTTTTACAGACATTGATAATGAAGAAGGGGTTTTGGCTAAACCAAAACCTGCTACTGAATACATACCGCAATGGTATAAAGATGCTAAACCTTATCTTGGTGAAAAGGGTAAAAAAGCGCCAACAATAAACGGAACGCCGTATGCAACCGTTAAAAAATGTATGCCTGTATGGGATTTAATGACGGCGGGATACATTATTGAAACACCTTATGACATTTACATTAGACAAACACCTGAAGGCCCTTATTTTGAATGGGTTGATAAACAGGCTGTTGCTTTTCAATCTATGGATCAATTTCAAAATCACCCTTACTCACGCGAAATAAATTACGCAGTAAGAATTGTTCACCCCTGGGCAATTACAACTCCTAAAGGTTGGTCAATTTTGGTTTGCGAACCACAACATCATGAACCTGGCCCAATTATTGCCGCTAATGGAATTGTGGACACAGATGAATACCACAGACCTTTCAACATGTTTCTTAAATTACGCGACCCAAATTTTGAAGGAATGATACCTGCGGGAACTCCATTTGTGCAGGTTATACCTTTTAAAAGAGAAAATTGGGTTTCAAAATTAGGTGGACAAAAAGAATTAAAAGAAATAAAAAAGCAAACAGATAAATTTTCTACTGTATTTTTTGATCGCTATAAAAAATTTTGGTGGCAACGCAAGGAATACAAATAATGGCAACTACTTACCGTTACCTTTTTGTTGATCTTTTAAGTAACACAATTATTGGAGAACTTCCTTTAACTGGCGTTGGATTTACTCAACAACTTAATCAACCTGGATCTTTTCAAGGCCACTTGCTTTTGTCAGGTGTAAACGCAGACAAATACAATGTTGAACTTTCAACTATTCCCGCTCACTGCGGGTTGTATGTAGATCGTGATGGCGTTTTGGTATGGGGTGGGGTTATTTGGGGGCGCTCATACAACAGCACTTCACAAACGCTTTCTTTTAGCGCGCAAGAATGGATCTCATACTTTGATCATAGACGCGTTACGCAAGACATTGAATTTACAAATACAGATCAATTGCTTGTAGCCAAAACTCTTATTGAAAATGCTCAAAACGCTACCTATGGTGACATTGGTGTTGGCTATAACAGCGCAGGCCAAACAGTATCAGGCGTGTTAATCAACCGTGTTTATTACAACTATGAATTTAAAAATGTGTTTCAAGCGGTGCAAGATCTTAGCCGTCAGGGTGATGGCTTTGATTTTTCAATTGATGTTGAGTATGACGCAATTACAGATTTACCTGTTAAAAACTTTAACACTTATTACCCGCGAAGTGGCTTGGTTTATTCTTTTGGTGATCCTGATGTTCCTGTATTTACATTTCCCGCAGGCAACATAGTGGAGTATGAATACCCTGAAGATGGTTCAGTTGTAGCCAACACTGTTTACGCATTGGGTGCAGGATCTAATGAAGGCAAATTGATTGCAACAGGGCAAGACACAACAAAACTTGTTGCGGGTTGGGCTTTACTAGAAACTACATCAAATTATTCTGACATTACAGATGTAACAGTTTTACAAGAATTAGCCAACGCGCAATCTTTGGCAACTTCTTATCCACCTGTTGTTCTCAAAGTAGTTGTACCTGCTTATGTAGATCCTGTATTTGGCACTTACCAATTAGGTGATGACGCTCGTATAATTATTACAGATAGCCGTTTTCCTAACACGCTAGATGAGATTTACCGCATTGTTGGTTTAACTGTTCAGCCAGGTGAAGATGGCCCTGAGCGCGTAACATTAACTCTTGCACAAGGAGCAGGAGAAGCGTAATGGCCTACATCAATCAACCAATTGACCTGCAAAGAATGTTTGCAGATTTTAATAACCGCTTAAACAAATTAGAAACCGCGGTGCGCTTTACATTTCCCAATGTAACTTCTGATCCAACTTACCCGCGTATTGGTGATGCTTGGTTAAACATTACAACCAACCAGGCAAAAATAGTAGATAGCACTGGCACTGTTCGCGTCATTACCTGGACATAACAGTTATACTTTTTTACCATGAACGCATTAGATTGGGCGGCTTTAGCCGTCAGTATCATCACCATTTTGGGCGGGTTTGTAGCCGCAGTACGGTGGTTGGTTAAACATTATTTGGCTGAATTAAAGCCTAATGGCGGCACATCATTGCGAGATGAACAGAACCGACAGGGTGACACAATCAAGCGTTTGGAGAGCCGCGTTGATGAAATTTATAGCCTGCTTCTTAATCGTTCTTAGCCTTACAGGGTGCGGGTATCAAGGTTATACGCGCTACCCTTGTCAGGAATTTGTAAACTGGGAAAAGGCAGAATGTAACCCGCCGCAATGTGAAGGGCTAGGACAATGTACAAAGGATTTATTACCTAATGTGGAATTTCAAAATGGCTAGACGCAAATACACACCTGAAGAATTACATGCCCGCTTAATTGTCACAATAGGAATTCTGCTTGCTTTGGTGTTTTCAGGGTCAGTCTTTGCAATGCTGTACGCGTTGGTATTTGTCACGCAACCTATGGCACAAGCCCCAAATGATGCGGCCTTTATTGATCTTATTTCAACTTTAACTGTATTCCTTACAGGTACGCTCTCAGGCATTTTGTCGGCTAATGGACTAAAATCTAAACCAAAGCCACAGGAAGGTAAAGAAGATGAGCCTAAATAAAGTAATAGAATTTTGTGAAGCATCAGTTGGTTACACAGAAAGCACGAACAATGACACCACATTTGGCAAATGGTTTGGCCTAAACAACCAACCCTGGTGTGCAATGTCTGCATCAAAAATGTATTTTGATGCTGGCATGATTGGAACGGTAGCCAATACAAATAAAGGTTTTGCTTCTTGTGATGCCTGGCTAAAGTATCTAACAAAGAACAATCAACTTGTGCCTATCGGTCAGGCAATGCGCGGGGATCTTGTATTTTTTCAATTTGATGAAGATGCTCAGCCTGATCATGTGGGCATTGTTAAGTTCCACCATACCAAACTCAAATACTTACAAGTTTTTGAGGGCAATACATCTTCAGGTAAGGCTGGAAGCCAATCAAACGGTGATGGCTTTTACCTCAAGAAGCGTGACTATAAAACAATCATGGCGGTAGCCCGCCCAAAGGAGTAACAATGAATAAAAAGCACTTAGACATGTTGAAATCAGCAATTCGCCATTTTGCAGTTACCGCTATTGCGCTTTATGCCGCAGGAGTAACTGACATTAAGGCACTTGCTTTTGCTACAGGGGCGGCAGTTGTTGGCCCTGCAATCCGCGGCATTGACAAGACAGATCCCGCATTTGGATTGATTGCAGATCATGTAACCGCTGAGATTGATAAGTTGGCAAAGGCAAGCAAGAAAAAACCTACAAAGAAAACGAAATAGTGAACGGCCCCGCTAACGCGGGGCTTTTTACTTTGCGGTACGATTTCTGCACTAGGAGGCACACGAATGGCGTTGTTTGAAAAATTAGAGGAAGCAAACGAATTGGTAAAACCTAAATGCGCTTATCAATCAATGGTAGATAACATGAACGAAACAGATCGCGCCGCTTTGCAAGTCGCGTGGGAAAAAGGTTATTCACAACGCGTAATACTTAGAGCGCTTAGGGCTGAAGGTTACAAAACAAGCAATGAAGCAATTATGGGGCATAGAACTGGACAGTGTAAATGTCCAAAAAAGTAGAGGAAATTCTTAATAATCGCCAAAATGAATACGGAAGCGCTCGCAAAAATTTTACAACAATAGGCCGCATGTGGGGTGCGCTATTAGACATAGAGGACATTGACCCTGCAATTGTTGCTTTGATGTTTGATGCGGCTAAATCAGTACGCATTGTGGCTAATCCAACCCATGAAGATAGTTGGATAGATAAAGAAGGCTACACACACCACGGCAAGGAGATTGTGTTTACAAATGAGCCTTGAAAAAAGATTACAAGATTTGCCTGAAGGTATTGAGTCGCAAGATGTAAAAGAATTGCGTCAGGTAATTTTGCGGTTGCAGAAACAATTGAAACAATCTAAAGAACGCAGTGAAGATTTGGTAGAAGCAACTCACCGTGGTGCTTATGATGCAATGATTTCATTAGGTGCAGTGCCACCTGTTATTGCGCCACAAAAAGATAAACGCAAAATAAATGCTGAAGTGGCTTTGATCCACACAACGGATTGGCAAGGCTCAAAAGTTACAACCAGTTACAACACTGAAATTATGCGTGGACGAGTTATGCAATTTTCTGAAAAAGTTGTACACCTAACTGATTTGCAACGCCATCATCACCCTGTAAAAGAATGTGTAGTGATGTTTGGCGGTGACATGGTTGAAGGTTTGTTTAATTATCCTGCGCAGTTATGGCAGATAGACGCTTCATTGTTTGGCCAGTTTACAAATGTCTCAAGGCTTTGCGTGGATTTTGTGCGCGAGATGTTAGCCAATTTTGATAAGGTTACAGTAATTGCTGAATGGGGAAATCATGGGCGCATTGGTGGCAAACGCGCAGAAGTTCCAAAATCTGACAATGTGGACAGAATGGTTTATGAAATGAGCCGTCAGATCCTTGCAGGAGAAAAGCGTTTAACCTGGGAAGATTGCCCTGAGGACATTCAAGAAGTTGAGATTGGCAATTACCGCGCGTTGCTTATGCATGGTGATGAACTGGGCCGTTCAGGATTTGCAAGCCCTGCGGCATGGATTGCAGGTGCTAACCGTTGGAAAGCGGGCGCACATGATTACGATTTCCATGACATTTTTCTAGGGCATTACCACCGACATGCACAAGAGCCAATTCAAAAGCACTACAACATTTATTGGACAGGATCAACAGAGTCAGATAACCGTTATGCGCGTGACTCAATGGCCGCTAGTGGCAGACCGTCACAGCGTTTGCATTTTGTAGATCCAATTAAGGGAAGAACAACAGCCCAATACCAGGTGTGGTTGGATTAGTCATCATCATCATCTGCTAATTCAGTAGTTATTAGGCGCATGTTAGATACATCAATGCCGTGTTCTTCTGCTTTATCCATTGCATCTTTGAATGTGGATAAACAGCGGTTGGTTAAATCGCTCACCATGTCGGGATAGGTTGCCTCACTTCCTAATTCCACAACAAGGCCGCCTAAGCGGATTGAGATTTGTGAATAAGCCATGATTTCCTCCTGACCCCTAAGTATGCCATCACCGACACGCCAGGCCCATAAATTACAGGGTTCTTGAATTTGTCGGTGGTTTGGTGTTCAATTTGCGTTACAAGGGCTGGTTAGCCCCTAACAGGAAGGTTACAAATGGCTGGAAATTACGACCCAAATGCTTATGAAACTGTGGCAGAAAGATTACAACGCGCTCACGGTGATCATAAAGACTTACGCATAATCAATCGCATTATTGACATTGTGCGAGATGCAGAAAACCGCCCATTGCAATACATAGTGGAGTCATCTGTTTATTACGGTGAAATTTTAATTGCAGTTGATGTGGCAGAAGAACTTGTTGGTTCATCATTTATCAATAAATCTAATGCTTTAGAAAACGCATCAACAAGTGCGACAGGCAGAAGTTTGAGCCTGGCTGGTTACATGGGTACAGATCCAAACACTAAAAAGCCAGTGCGCCCGACACAACAAGACATGGAAAAATCAAAGCGCGTTGAAGGTGCAACAAAAACCGCACCGCAAGCAAAAGCACCTGCGGTAAAGCGGGAATACACAGAGGAAGAAAAAGCAAGCGCATTTGCTGTTTACAGTTTGATTGAAACTAAAACTAATGAAGAAGAATTAAAATCTGCGTGGACATTAAATGCAGAGTTGCTTGATGTTGTTGTGGAAGGCTTTACTTTGCGTGATCACATTTTGGCGCGTAAGGCGGCTCTTAATGGATAACATGGAATTGCCTTTCAAACCATACGCAGGCACATCAGGTTGGCGCGGATCAGAGGCAAGCCATGACCGCGTGATTGAAGATGATGTAAGCGGAGCAACTGGCAAACGCCAAAAACAAACTTTAGTTGCTTTAGGTGCGGCAGGTATCCGCGGCCTTACCTGGAAAGAACTAGGTGAAATGTTCAATTGGCATGCAGGGCAATCTTCAGGTTGCCTTTCAGTGCTACATCTTGAGGGAATGGTTGCGCGTTTAGCAGATCGCCGTAACCGTTGCTCTATCTATGTTCTTCCCGCATTTGTAAACGGTAGAAACATTACAGAAAGAAAAACAAATTCATGTAAGCATTGTGGAGGTGCGTTATGAGCAACAAAGACAATAAGTTTCAACCTGATGCGGGTTTTGTAGTAGCAGTTCATCAAAACATTTTGGGCATTAGAGCAGTTGCATCAGCGCTTGATGTATTTCCTGAAAAGTTGGCAGAGTCAATGGCAACTATGGGATTTCAATTTATCCCTGATCCGTTTAATCTTTCATCTGATGCAGGCAAGGTAATTGCGTTGCAAAACAAAAAAGAAAACGCAAACATTAGCCTAGTAAAAGAGGAAACAGTTGATGAATGAGCAAGAAAAAGCATTTTGGGTTTGGTGGGAAAAGATTAAACCCAACACAGATCAAACAAGTTTGCGCATGGCATTTGATGCTGGTTATCAAGCCAATAAGGGCGGTGAATAATGTCTGAAATTATTACGCCCGCAATGGTTGAGCAAAAATTACGCGGGCTTTCTAAAGAAGTAGATGAAGCACATAAAGTTTTGGTAGAGGTGGAAACCATTTATCACAGCGTTAAAGCGGACTATGAAATTGCTATGGCAAAATCACGGATTAACCTGGCTACAAAATCTTCACCTACTGGTAAAAACTACACAGTAGGAGAAAGAGAAGATTTGGCTTTGGTTCAAAATGAAGAATTGCACAAAGATCTTGCAATTATTCAAGCCAAAATTTTAGCCTCTCGCGCTAATACTAATAGGCTCAAGATGCAGGTGGACATTGCCCGCTCAGTAGGTACATCAGTGCGCACCAGTATGGATCTCACATGATTACATTTCTTGTTTTTTTATTGGGTATTTTTATTGGCTATTGGCTTTATTTATTCAACATGACTTGGAAACTGTACAAGATCCAAAAAAAATTGGTCAAATTAGAACTAGATCACATGAAAATGATGCAAGATTTACGCGGCCCACAATGGAATGAGGACAATTTATGAAAAAAGCAATTTTAATTTTTCTTTTGCTAGGAAACATTACACCTGCACATGCAAATGAAGTCGGCGGTTGGGTGAAAATAAATGCAAATGGTGGCGTAATCAGCGGAACAATGGTTTGCACTCCTGATGTTTGCGGCGATCCAAACAGCCAATACTCAAAAGACACTTTGTTACCAGGTGAGCGCTATGTGCAGATTACAAAAGCAGATGCAACAGGCAATGTAACAGGCCCAAATGTTTTAGCGGAAACACGGCCTAATCAAACGGTCAGCGCAAAAATAGATCCTGTAACAAATGTTGCTACCGTTACAACAACAACAATTAAACCTTTAGCCCCTAGAGTTACAGTTGTAAAAGAAACAGAAACTACTTATGCGGTAGAACAACCTGTACCAATAACAATTGTAAAAGCACCAGTTATAGAAATTAAAGAACCTGAAACTATTAAAGAAGATCCTGAATTTATTGATTGGCTTATTGCAATTCAAGATTTTTTTCAAAAGTTGTTTACCAATTTTACATGGGCGTGGGATCTATGATTGATCTACAAAACATGGTGGTCAAAACCCTGGTTGCAAATGATAATGCTAGGGCTAGATCACAACAAACAGCCATTGGGCCATCTGCAATTGGTGGGTGTCAGCGCAGGCTTTGGCATGACATAGCGCAAACAACGCCAACAAATGTTGGTGACAAGTTAGGCGCAATCTTAGGCACTTACATTCACACAGGAATTGAAGAAGCAATACGCCGTGAAGATCCATTTGGCGTTCAGTATGAATTAGAAATTGCTGTTGAAGCCAATGGAGTACCTGGCCATGTAGATTGCTACGACAAAATCAGCCACACCGTTATTGATTGGAAAACAATAAAAAAAGGCAGTGGCCGTTACTTTGGTGGCAACAACAGGCAACAAGTTTGGCAAGTTCATCTTTACGGTTATTTGCTGAAACAAAATGGTTACATTGTTGCAGATGTGGCGCTTGTTGGAATTCCGCGTGATGGAAAAATGTCAGACATTTTGGTGTACGCCCAACCTTATGATGAAGAAATTGCGTTACAAGCGTTGGCGCATTTGGAAAAAACAAGGGAAATGGTTGCTTTGCAACTTAAACCTTCTCCTGAAAAACCTTTGGCTTTTTGTGCGGATTTTTGCCCATACTACGATCCGACAGGAGCAGAAGGTTGTCCGAGTATTCAAAAGTAGATTGGGATAAGGCAGAGTGCAGGCGTTTAGAAATTTACACGGATCTTTTTTATGACATAGAAGAAGAAAGATCTGTAAACGCCTACGATCACATCAACGCGGTGCGGGCCATTTGCGTCTCTTGCCCAATTTGGAAAGATTGTTTAACCTACGCATTTCAGAATGAAAATTACGGAATGTGGGGCGCAATGACTAGCCAGGAGAGGGCAAGTATTGATGAACCGTTGAAGTATCCAAATCAACGCATCAGAGGACTCAAAGAATTACAACAAATGGGAATTTCTTTAGAACAGATCAAAGAGTGCAAAGGAGGGGCAAAGTGACTTCATTACCGTACATGCAGTTGTATGTTTCTGATTACCTGGCAGATACAGCGCACTTAACAGCGCAACAACATGGCGCTTACATGCTTTTGTTAATGAATTATTGGCAACGCGGCAAAGCACTAGATAACAGCAATGAACGGCTATCTCATGTGGCGCGTTTAAGCCCTGAAGAATGGGCAGAAGCGAAGCCAACGCTAGAAGAATTTTTTATTGTTGAAGATAATGTTTGGACTCATGCCAGGGTTGAAGATGACCTAGCAAAGATCCGTGAGAAGTCTCTTAAAGCATCATTTGCAGGGCGTAGATCAGTTGTTGCGCGTGGATTGAACAAGAGTTCAACAAACGCTGAACAATCGTTGAACCATAAAGAGGAAGATAAAGAGGAAGATAAAGACATAAGCAAAAAAGAGTTGTTTGTGGATTTTTGGAATGTTTACCCAATTAAAGTTGGCAAAGGAGCGGCACAAAAAGCATTTGAAAAAGCGATCCGTACAACTGATGCAGACATAATCATTAAAGGCGCTCAGAGGTACAAATCAGACCCAAACAGAGTGCAGGCATACACAGCACATGCCTCCACCTGGTTAAACGCTCAGAGATGGCTTGATGAGGCTTTACCACAGCGTAATCTTTCGCCCGCAGAAATTAAAGAAAAAGAATTACAGGAAGCGCGCATAAAAACAGAGCGAGAAAAGGAGCAGGCGGCGGAATGGTTCAGAGAACAGGAAGAAGCAAAACGCAACGCAGTTCCACCACCCGCAGAATTGAGAGAATTGTTGAGAAAGAGTTTTACAAAATAACTCAAACATTATCTGTAACTGTTACTATAGATGTAACCATTACAGGAGGAACTATGACTAAGCAATTAGTTGATCCCGCAATTGTACAAGCAGGAGATCATGTATTAGCAAAAGGCCATGATCTAATGGTGAAATACATACAAGGGCCTGATCACTTTGGCGTTTATGATTTTCATGGCGTTAATGAATTAGGAAAAGATCAAATTGCAATAGCGCAGGATTTTATTACACTGATTAGGTGATTACTTTTCAGGTAGATGGCCAACCAGTTCCGCAAGGATCTATGAAAGTCATCAATGGGCATGTCATACATGCCAAAGGTTCAGAACTGGCCGCGTGGCGTTCTGCCATTGCTTTGCGGGCCAGGGAAGCAGGGGCAAAGCCGCACCTTGAGCCAGTTGAAATAGACATGATTTTTACAATGAACCGCCCAAAGACCGTAAACCGCCCTGAGCCGTCTGTAGCCCCTGACCTGGATAAATTGGTCAGAGCAGTCCTAGACGGCCTGACAGCCATTGCCTACCGTGATGATGGGCAGGTTGTACGCTTGACCGCGGCAAAGCAGTATGGGATCACCCCTGGGCTTTGGGTTCAAATGTGGGCCAAAATGCCCGCTTAGGCGGCGCGACACGCCAAAAAGATTTTTTAAGGATTTGCCACTTTTTTTGCCAAATACCTGATTTGTAGTGTAATCTTTCTTTTGTAAGGGCAAGTAGCCCAAAAGAAAGAAGGCAGAAAATGGATCGTGTAACGCTAGGTGGCAATGTAACAATCAACGGTAAAGCAATGTGGACTGTTGAAGGAATTATGACTAACGGAGATGTAAGCATTTACCGTTATGTAGATACAAAGAATTCACGCCGTTTAATTTCACGCCGTATCTCACCACTCAAGTTAAAGAAGTGGGGAAACTAATAATGGCTACAACAAAAATTCAAGCAGGGGAAGGCGTTAATTACGCAGATCCAAAATCTAATGTTGAATGGAATGATCCGTTTTGTGTTCAATGTGGCCGCAAAGTTGGGGCAGATGCCTGGCATGTAGAAATCATTAAGGGCGGCGAGATCCGCTTACAAGATGGCACTGAACATGATGTGGCCGCTGATGCTGGTTACATGGGTTGCTGGCCAGTAGGCAATGAGTGCGCTAAGAAATTTGCACCAAACCTACTTTTTAAGATGGCAAGATAATTGGCAAAATGTGTTTGACAAACTTCCCCAAAAAGTTTTACAATTAACTTACAAGGGCAAAAGCCCCAAAACAGGAAGAAGGCGCAAAATGACATTAACAACAAACAAGACAGTAGTGAACAGCAAGTTGGTATTCAATCAATACCGCATTACTGAATACGCAGATCAAACATACCGTTACGAAAATTACCCATACTTTTTTAACAGCCAAATGGCGGCGCTTGCATGGGGCCGCGCTTATGACACTGCACAAAAAGAACTACGCGAAGTTCAAGACCACATCAACAACTTAATCAATCAAGTGGAGGCAAACTAATTATGGCAAGCAACATCATTAAGGATCTGCCAATTGACATTGGTGATGTTTATGAACTGATCAAGCAAGCGCTGACGGAAACAATTGAAAGCGTTGAACTGTATGACATTGGTGATGACTGCAACTCAGCCTTTGACACTGAAGAAGTCAAAGTTAAATTTGAAGATGGCAAGTTTTCAGCAACGATTGCTTTACAGCGCACTGAAGGAAAGTTTGTTAGTAACAATGACATTGAAGAAGCATTTATTGCGGCAATGTCTAATGAAAAGATGACAGTAGAAGTGGAGATACAAGCATGATGTTAATTAGAGTTGTTGCGCAAAACAACGCATCAGGCAACCCACGCAGGGGTTGGGTGTATGTAGATCAAAATGGCGCTTATCTTTCATTTATTGATGAAGGTTATTTTGGATCTCAAGCAATTGAGGAATTTAGAAAAGCGGGCGTTGCAGAAACCATAACTTTGAACATTACGCCTAAGCAATACAATGACTTAATTAAACGCGAGAGGACATGTTCAGCATGAAGTTCAAAGTAGAGATAACGGTTGAGTTCAGTGATTTTGTAATCCCTGACAATAAAAGCCAATCAATGATTAACGGCATGCAACGCGAGCAAGTAGCGTTTGTGCTTCAAGATAAATTGGCTGACATGAACTTACAAATTCATAATGTCTATAAACAACGATCCTGATGCACCTAGATGTTTTTGGTGTGGAACTTATGGATCACCTGCAAATTATGTAATTGTTTATGAAATCAATTGGTTTGGAAAACCATTAAGTGAATGTGAATGGTGCGGAGGCACTGAATACTTTAGAAGGAAGGCAAGCAATGGCAAAGACTAGATTGACACGCAGAGGCAAGATTGTTTTAACAATTGCGGTAATAGCAATTTTTTGGTGGTTGTTTGATGTGACTACACCTGAGCAATGCAAAGTGCCAGTAGAACAAATGAACCAATTTTGTTTAGATTTGATGTACCCATGACACCTGAAGAAGTTATTAAAAACCATTTAGAGCCACTTCAAGATGTTTTAACAACATGGATTGAAGGGCCTTATGTGGCAAAGATGTTAAGCGAACCTGAAAACCGTGAGCGGTATTTAGGGTTTGTAGAAGGCTTGCGATTGAGTAGGGCTAATGTAATTCAAGCAATTACTAATCTAACGCCGCAAGAGGAGGAAGAATGATCTTCATTGCTGGTGTAATTATTGTGACGCTTTTAGGCGTTGTAATCTCTGAAATTTGCTATAAAATAGAGCAGTCCTAAAAATAACCTGAAAGGGGAAAGCAATGGACAGTTTAATAAAGCGTTGTAATTGCGGCAGTTGGGTTTATGGTAACGCCGCCTGCGAAGTCTGTAGAAAGTTGGCGAACGGCTAAAGCCTGAAGCGTTTAACACAGATCCTTTTAAGCGCCGCACTAGCGGTAGGAATTGTGTTTGCTTCACCTGCTACGGCTCAAGCCCCAAAAATAGAGTTGCATCAGTTACCGCCTAAAATGATGGCGGCGGCAATGGTGAAGAAAGATTACATTGATCATAAAAAGCAATTTGCCTGCCTGGATCAATTGCTAACCAAAGAAAGCGGCTGGCGCGTTAATGCGCTCAATCGTTCTTCAGGCGCGTTTGGGCTGTTTCAATTTATGCCTAGCACTTGGGCCAATTACAAATTTCCTTTTATGCCCAAAGATGCCTACACACAAATGCGGGCTGGACTACGCTATGTGCATAAGCGTTACGGATCTCCATGCAAGGCGTGGGAGTTTTGGAAATTTCAGGCTGGCCCTGACCTACATGGAGGTTGGTACTAATGACCACATCACCATTTGGCCTGCCATTGCGTGTTGATCTTCCTACGGTAGATCCTACTGAATGGGAAGATGAAGAAGAAGATGGCGATTGATAAGAAAGTTGTTGCTACCGTAATTAACAGGGCTGATGGCTATTGTGAAGTCTGCGGTGGCCCTGGGTTGCCTGAAAACATGGCCCTGCATCACCGCAAACTCAAATCAAGGGGCGGCAAAGACACCGTTTCAAATCTCATCTTGATCCATCACGGTTGCCATAATCTAAAAACCGATAGTATTCACCTCAAGCCTGCAAGCGCAGAACAAAAAGGTTGGATTGTGCCTTCTTACAGAGAGCCACATGAATTTCCTTTTGTGAAGCCTGATGGTTCAATTGTATTACTACAAGATGACGGCGGTGAAGCCGTAATGATGGAAGGTGACTAATGAACATAAGTGTTAAAGGTAATTTAGGCAGTGATCCTGACCTAAAGTTTTCAAAGAACAACACCGCATACTGTAATTTTTCATTGGCTTACACACCGCGCAAGCAAGTAAACGGTGAGTGGCAAGATGGAGAAACAATGTGGTTCAAGGTTGTTGCATTTGGTACAAAGGCTGAAGCAGTTGCAGATACATTTAGAAAAGGTGACACCGTTCTAGTTGTTGGTGAGATGGCACAAAGCACATACACAGACAAAGATGGCAAAGAAAAAACTTCTATGGAGATTACAGCCAAAGAAGTAGGTTTAGTTCCAAGACTGGGTAAGGCTAAGACAGGACAATTTGCAACTAAGGAGGCAACACCGTGGTAGATGATCTAATGAGTGCGGCAGAAGTGTGCGAGCGCTTAAACATTACATTGAATAACTTACGCCAAATTCAACACCGCAAGACGCTTACATGGGTGCAGAAGTCAGGCCGTAATGTGTTCTACACAAAAGCAGATGTTGAAAACTATTTTTCAAAGCGCCACGAGCGTAATCAAGGCTAACATCTTCATGTGATCGTTATTGAAGAAGAAGTAACCGTGGCTCAGATAGATGAATGTCTGAGTCATGTTTACAACATGCTCAAAACTGATGAATTTGGTAACCGCATGGATTGGCGCAAAAAAGAAATGCTTTCAGAACAACTTGATGAATTACTTGATGCGCGTTTGAACCTTGTAAGAACAGGTAAGCCATGAACAACACACCTTATGATGGAGTATTGCTTTTTATTGTCCTAAGCCTGTTCATTGCTGTAGTTGCAATGGCTTTAGGAGTTAGATAAGTTACGCGTACTGACCTCCACCCTGGAGGTTGAGTGCTGGACACAACCCACATTCTTAACTGAGTGTGGGTTTTGTTCTTTCAATTTGCGGTAAACTTTTTCTCACATTAAAGTGAACACATTATGGTAGAAAAAGCACCTACGCCTGAGCGTATAGACAAAGAACGCGAGATAGTTGAGTTGCGTACTGAGGGCTATGTGTGGCGTGAGATTGCTCAGCAAGTGGGCATGAGTACGGC